TTTCACCCTGGCCCTGTAGCAAAGGCGGCGGATTTTGAATCCGCGCAGCTATACTTTTGAGGCCGCGCTTGCACAAGGCTTTATAATAAAAACAGCATCTTACGGATTTACTATATTTACATACAGCACATTGGTCGCGCTGGTTCTGCGACCAAACTGCGACCAGTGGATTGCTACGCCGGATTAATCAGCTCCTCCCCCTGCCCTTCAGCCGGTTTATTAACCGCGGTACTCACCGCCCAGTGCTCGACCAGATCGGCATTGATATGCCGCACCAAACTGCGAATGGTCTCCCGATCCGTGATGTCAGGTGCCAGCCAGTGCTTAAGGCTATCGTCATCCAGTATCAACGGCATTCGATCATGCACTTCGGCAGCACGGCCCCGCCCGGGCTCAGTGACGATGGCACAACCCATGCTGCCATCATCACGCTCAGCGAATAACCCAGCGAAGAACAGCGGCTCACGATCCTTCCGACAAATGTAATGCGGCTGTTTAGGTTTTGAGCTCTTGATCCACTCATACCAACCGTCAGCCGGTATCAAACACCGGTGCTTAGCAAAGGCATTTTTGAAGTAAGCATTGGTGGCCACCGTTTCCACCCGGGCATTGATCGGTTGATTGCCGTTGCCTTTCGCCCACTTTGGGCGGTAACCCCACCACATTTCATCAATGAGCGGTTCTTCATTTTCTAAAGCCTGGTGCACGGCTGCGATCCAGGTACCAGGCGCCACGTTGTACCGCGGCCGTAGATTGCTATCAGGCACACTTGCACCGACCACTCTGGCCAGGCGATCTAACGGGGTGAATAACGCGAATCGTCCACACATGAGCGAAGCATAGCCGATAACCCACACTGTGCATCAGTCACTTACCGATCACTGCTTGCAGTCAACGATGCTCATCGCTTATCGTCTGCCTTAAATACTGTATATATCACCAGCATTTTAGGAGACGCTTATGTCTAAATCCTACGAACAACTTATAAAGCGGGTACAGAAAGAGATCGGCAGCCCTGGGGCGCAATCAAAACACTGTGTCGAGATCCGCCGACGGGAAGATGATAGCGCTGACGATTGGGCGCGCATGCTGGAAGACCTGGGAACCGTCGAGAACGTGACCATGATCCCGCTTGATGACGCGGCAGAGCACATCCGCCTGCGCTGGAACCCAGAGGAGAGCATGTCATGAGCATCCATCTCTCCATTCTGGGTCGCGTCGATACCACTGCCCCACCGTTAAAGTTACCGTTGGCAGCTGGCGAAGTGCGTACCGGTTTTCCTTCGCCCGCTGATGACTATCTCGAAGCTGAGCTCGACTTGGTGGCTCACCTAATCCAGCACCCCAGCGCGACGTATTACCTCAGGGCCAAAGGAACCTCAATGACAGGCGCGGGGATCTATGACGGTGACCTGCTGATTGTCGATCGCTCACTTGAGCCTAAGTCTGGCCATATCGTCATAATGAGCGTTGACGGTGAGCTCACGTGCAAGAAACTAGGCTCGATCGGCAACCGCCCTTACCTCTTCGCAGCCAACCCAGAGTTTCGCCCGATGCCCTTAGAGGGCAAAGAGTGCCAGGTGTGGGGCGTGGTCACTCACAACATCCACTCGCTGGCCCCTGGGTTTTCTGTATGATCGCACTTGTCGACTGCAATAATTTTTACGTTAGCTGTGAGCGAGTATTTAACCCGAAGCTGGAAGGCAAGCCCGTTGGAGTGATGTCGAACAATGACGGCTGTGTGGTGGCCAGGTCAGCAGAGATCAAGCAGTTGGGTGTGGCCATGGGCATGCCCGCGCACCAGATCGACCCACACATACGCCGCCAGTGCATTCTGCTATCGAGTAACTACGCACTTTACGGCGATATGTCCCGACGCGTTACTGACGTTCTCAGCCAGCACACACCCCACGTGGACGTGTATTCGATTGATGAATCTTTCCTGTCGTTTGAGGGGTTCGAGTTTGAGACGTTAAGCGATCGCTGTCAGTTGATGAGGCACCAGGTGCGCCGTGATACAGGCATTCCGGTGAGCGTCGGCTTGAGCACATCTAAAACACTGGCGAAGATAGCGAACCATAGGGCGAAAAAAGAGGCGCATTTTAATGGCGTGGCCATTATGGAGCCGGATAGCGATGACACGCGGGAGTTCCTGCAGCAGTTGCCAGTAACTGAGATCTGGGGCGTAGCTGGGCGCAGCGCTGTGCGGCTGCATACGCTGGGCATTGAGAACGCGTGGCAGCTGCGCGAGTCATCGCCCAAGCATTTGCGCAAACACTTTTCAGTAGTCATGGAGAGGATCGTTTGGGAGCTCCGCGGCGTTGACTGTATCCATATTGATGATATGGCGCAGCCCAAAAAGCAGATAATGGTTTCACGCTCGTTTGGCCGCCTTACCAACAACAAAGCGGATCTTCACGAAGCCATCCGCGTCCACACCTCACGCGCCGGCGAGAAACTACGCAAGCAGCACGGCCTTGCCCAAGCCATTATGGTGTTTGTTCGCACGAATAGATTTAGGCAGGATCTGCCCAGCTATAGTAAAAGCTTGGTGCTACCGCTGCCCCACCCAACTGACGACAGCCGGGAACTTGTTCGGGCTGCGATTGCTGGGCTGGAGAGGATTTTCAAACCGGGAATCATGTATCAAAAATGCGGCGTGATGTTGATGGATCTCTGCGACCACGACAATGAGCAGCTTGGTCTGCTCGCTGAGCCTGTGAGTGATGAGAAGCGGGAAAAGAATGAGAAATTAATGGCGACGCTGGATAAGCTAAACCGGGAGCACGGTAAAAACACTGTGCGGCTGGGGATGCCGAGAAAGGTCAATGCATGGGAATTGCGTTGCGAGCACCGCACCCCGAGGTATACAACGAAGTGGGAGGAGCTAGCAGTCGCTAAATCATAGAGTATGCCATCCCTGGCAATAAACTGAGTCCCTTCTACATACACAAAACATCCGTGTCGTGACGCGTCCGACATGCTAAAAGCGGCGTTCCTGGCGTCACTTCTAAAACATAGTCACCGATTAAGTTCCTGTATGTAAGAGATTAACCACAGTTTTTGTAAGAGATCTCTTACAACAGGCACAAAAAAACCGCTCAACGGCGGCGGGTCGTGCAGCGGATAAGGCTCACGCCTCAATCGTCAGCGCATACTCAAACAGCTCGTCAACCTGGGCGGCAGTCAGCTCCAGCGCTGCTGCTAGTTCTAGCACTGTGGGGCTCATACGCCGAAACTCTTGCGCCATTTTCCACGCCCTGCGGGTTTTCGCGGGCGTGTCCGGGTCAGCTATGATTGTCTCGACCTGATCGATGTAGCCAAAATCGTCTAATGCTTGATGGGCTTGAAACGCGCTAACGACCGTCGCCTCTCGCCATGCTTCAAGAGCCCCCTGGGCGGCCTGTTCTCCTGTGATAAACCATGCTTCACTCATTCCACCACCTCGTCTATCGCTTCTTCATCGCCCGCTTCGGGCTCTTCCGGCTCTTCTACCACCGGCACGGTCACCGTCCAGCCGTCATCCCGCTTTTCATAGCTCGCGTTCTCTGGGGCGGCGGTGGCCACTATGTAGCAATGCTCATTGTCGTAATCGGCGGCGTCGATCCATTCGCCTGTGCCAAACCAATCATGGCTCCCGTTGACCGGCGCGCACTCATACAGTAAGCCGCATTGGCCCAACGTGACACGCAGCTCGCCATCAATACGCTCTACGTTATGAATGCCCGCCGCGTCGGTGTCGGCGTTGCCCTTGAACGTTGCGTCAGCAGGAAAAACCGACAGGTCAATACCGTTAATCACACCCCCACTGATCGTGTAATCGTGGTGCGCGGGGTGATCTACTATCAGCAGTTTCATGATGAGTTCCTATTTCCAGCGGGATTCGACAAGTATGCTTGCCTTAGCGGTGGCACCTGAGCTGTGGTTGCTTTTACTAATGTTAGCTACACGTACCTCTACAACAGTACCGCTGCTTACTCTGCCGGGCTTTGCAAGAGGCGGCGCCACGTCTAAGGGGCTAGCCCCGCTGGAGTAATCGCTAGCATCAGAGGACGGCGTGGCAGTGACGTAATGCTCGGCGCTTCCCAGCGGGGTGTACGGAAGCGTCACTTTGCACAACAGGTAGCGATAAGATGACGGGTCTTGTGTGAATGTTTTGACGCCACACTGCATGACCAGCCGACCATCGGGGTAAAGGTAGTAACGGCCACGGCTATTTGAGCCTGTTATTGCTCCCAGGTCGTCTAAATCCAGCGCAGCGCGCACCTGCGCGGGGGTCGACGGGCGCATAAAATCGGTACCATCGGTTTTAGTCGACGTGTAAATAACCGCGATATTGCTGTTTGTGGGCGTATACGTTGACCGGAAAAGCCTTGCTCTTATATCGCCTGCAGAATCCCGCCCAGCGACGGTGTTGGCATCGTCGTTAACGCTGCGAGACTGGCCGCTAAGCTGCGCTGCATTAACGTTAGTGACACTGGAACCGTCGCCGTTAAACCCCTCTTGTGCACGCACAGTACCGTAGAAGTAGTGCGAGCCTGCGGAGCTGAAATAGTGAGTGTAGTTAGCGTTACGGTTGCCAATTGCTACTTCACCGTATGTCGAGTTACCTATTACAAGCCCCGACACACCGCCTTTTAGCGTAACGCTTTCAGGTAATTTTATATCACCAAAAAAATCAACATCTGGGTTCTGATAGTAAAGCCCCATAGCTTCGTTAGCAGGGATGCCAGTATTAGCATCAATGGTGCCCATCCCAATGTGGCCGCGGCCATCACCTGTGTAAGTGATATGGAGAGCTGCACCTGTACTTTCCCCTAGCGTAACCCCCGCTGCCTGATCAACTCCTGAATCGCCCGTTGTAATACTTTTCAGTGTCAGCCAGGGCCTGGGCTTATCCACATATAAGTCGGTCGTGATAGCTGACAGATTGAGGTTTTCTGTAGTCCACACTTCCGCAGGTGTTGACCAAACACCACCATGGCTACCACCAACAAATAACCGATTACCGCTAGTTTGGTCTATAAAAAGGAACTTATTGTAGTCGCCGCCATACTGCGACCAGAAATAGTGGCCATTTCCCCGCGGTGAATTAGCAGCGCTCAGCCCATAATACGTTCCTGTCGCTCTTGCAGTATGTGCGTCATTGGTAATAGCCGGACTTTTGCCGCCTTCTCTTAAAGCAAACACAGTTTCTGGATTAGCAATCTCCCCAACCAGCTCCATATTTGTGATTGGCTTACGACCTATTACATCCCCATTTCTGACACTAACATTGCCGAGTTGTGCGCCGCCCATATTCAGTATGTTGGAAGCAGAACTCCACCACACCCGTAATTGAGTATCACCATAAGAACTGTTGTAAGGCCCGACGTAAAAATAACCATTATTGTGGGTCAGGTTCGCTTTTAGCTCGTTACTGCCTAGATCCGCACCAGTGAGAGGTACCTTACCCGCCAAAGCGTTCAGCATAGTGGTACTAAAGTTAGGGTCATCCCCTAATGCCGCTGCTAGCTCATTGAGCGTGTCCAGTGCCCCAGGCGATGAGTCAACGAGCGCGGCGATAGCGGCATCAATATCGACATTCGCATCCGCTGCCGCCTGCAATGCATCCGCCAGCGCCTGCTCTGCGCCCTGGCGGGCGGTAACCGCTAAAGCCCGCTGCTGACTGGCGGTTGTCGCCGCTTGCTGCGACTGCGTTTTCGCCGTGTTAATGGCGTCCAAATCGCCGTACAACGCTTCGGCTTGTTGTTTAGCTGTCAGTGCATCACTGGCAGAACTGCTGGCGGCGGCGGCAGATGCGGTAGTGGCTTGCTTGTCTTGCGCTACGACCTGCCTATCACTGGCTACCTGCTGAGCGTCACTATTAACCTGCCCGGCGGTGGTATCAATAGCCTGTTTTTGCTGGTCAATGTGGTTTTTAGACTGATCAACGGATTGCTTAGCCGTGTTAACTTGCTGCAGCGCCGTTGCCACTTGGCCTGACTTATTGGTAATGTCTAACCTAGAGTCAGCGACGAACTGAAACTCTACGTTCAGCTCTCCAACAATGACTTTTAACGCATTATAAAAATTATAGTGATAGGCATTTAAGGCATTTTTCTTATAAATCATTTCCTCTTGATCGCCGTACTCATAATCATACTGCCGGGGATCTTCCAACTCAGGCGGCGTTAGCATATTTAAACCTCCACGTAGGTTAAGGGGACTCGACGACTGTTGTAAAAGTTATGCGTAGTGCCATAACCGTCTTGGCGCATTGCAGCGAACGAATGAATAGCTTCAATAACGCCACCTTTTTCTGGGTAAACGTTGATATAAACTTCGGTCGTGTCGTCAGTTTTATTCATCTCTTTTACAAAGTTCTCAAACTCGGCATCTTCTAAATGATCAAAAGAGAGGGAAACTTCTCGCCAGCCCCCTTTACCGATAGCGATTAACGACCCGCCTTCTGTGCGTTCTTTTCGAGTAGCGGTTTTGTTGTTCATGCTAACGCCGTAGCTAATATTCATATCCTTGGGTGGCGACCATGGCGCACCTGAAAACACCCGACCGATCTCTAAATAACCCTTGACGTTTGTAGGGTCGTTTATCGTTATGCGGTAAGCATTTGCAATCGTTGGCTGAAAGTTAGCTTCGAAACTAACCGTTGATAAACCGCTTAAATCGTGACCACCCCATGGGTCAATACCCACTCTAAAACGGCCTAATGGTATTAACTCTGCAACACCTTTAAAGCCTGTTTCCGCAACCGCATCGCCGTTCAATAAAAGCTCAACGTTAATAGTGCCCGCCGGGCTTAAGTTGTGCCCATATATAACCACCTTCGTCATATATAAGGCACTCCCTAAATCAGCGGTTAACGTTTCGTTTTCTATACCCAGCGTTCTAAACAAGTGGCTGCCGCCACTTACTTGGGTATATTCGGGGGGTGACTGTTGGCTACTTGCCGTTAATGTGGCGGCATCATGCTTATTATCAAACAGTATCTCGATTGGATTCATACCCAAAACCCCAAACTGGTCACCGCTTTAGTCGGCGAACGGCTTACATTAATTAAGCGCCCTAACTTCCCTTGCAAGCGGCCATGATCCACCGCCGCCACTTGCCCAGCGAATACCGGCGGAAACCTCGCCTCAATGCTCCATGTATTGCGCCGTACGCTGCGCAGAGACAAAAGACGGTCGCGCTCCGTTATGGCGTCCGTTTCATCTTGAATGATGCTATCTCGCGTGATGCGCTCGGCCATTGGGTAGTCGCTAACGTCTTGACTAGCGTAGCTTTCCCGCCACTCCGTGCGCAGGCGCGTGGCCTCAGCGGGGGAATTCTCGTCAAGCGTTGCCGCTACATTTGAAAGCGGCGAGTAGTTGCGGCCCCAGCGCAGCGTCAGGCTGCGCCACGGCTGCTCGGTTTCCGACAAAACCAACTTGCCGTAGAAAATATCGTCACGAACGATCGTCACATCAGCGGCCACCGGCGCTTTATGCTGCCGCATCACTAACTCATTGAGTTCGTTTAGATACCAGTACGCACCAAGCCCCTCTTTTACCGCGTTGAGAATCTGCCGCCCGGTTGCCTCGCCGCTGTAGAACAGCCCCACTCGGTAAGGGGGCAGGTCAATATCACTAATAGCCAGGTTGTAATGCGCGGCCACCCATTCAACGATCCTTTGCGGGGTGTTGTGGGGCTCTTCAATGTCGCCTGTTATATCGCCGAACTGGTCGTTTAGCGTCACAGTGCCCGCCGCTGCGTCGGTGCTGTGCGTGAGCATCGCACCGTTGGCTTTAGCGGCGATGCTGGTCACCGGCAGATATGAACCGCGATACGTGAGCGTTTGGGTGTCGATGCGGGTCAACGGCGCGTTGTAAACGCTGCCCAGCGCCAGGGGCACCGGCCCTGCGTCGTTGGGCAGTTGCCCCGTATCGATTACCTCATCAAGCACCTTGCTCTCGTCATCCATGCGAAATACTAGCTTTCCGCGCTCCGCCCCTTGCGGCCCACCGTTACGACCTTGGGCAAGCAATCGAAAATCATCCCGCGCCCAATCCGGCGCACCAAGAAACAGCTTGATGGGGTGCCCGTGCCATTTCAGATCCAGCCAATCCGCTGCCAGCTGATCCCCGATTAACGTCACCTCGCCAAACGTGGTATTGCCGTCTGTGCGCGTGGTGACATCCACCGCTTTTTTAATGCAGGCGATATAGGGGCGGTTGGGGTCAGCGTCGCTAGGCAGCGACATAAACGGCCCAGTCGCTACGTACTCGATGCCGTCCGCATGGTGCAGCTCAGCCAGCAACATGCGGGTGACATTGGTTTTAGCGAGCCAAGCCAGGTACTGCCCGTCGCTTATGCTCATGTTGTACGTATCTCCGTTTTGCTATACCTACTGAGTGTTTCGAGTTCGTCTAGCTGGTCATCGCGCTGTTGCTCGCTCCGCGCCGCCGCTTGCTCGACCGCTGCCACCGTGTCGCCGGTGTTCTCGCCAATCAGCTCTAGCAAGCGCTTGTTTTCCTTGCGGGTTTCTTGCAGCTCTTTACGCACGTCGTTAAGCACTTGCAGCACGTCGTTATTGCTCAGCGCGGGGAACTGTGGCAGCGGGGGCATTTCGGGCATCGGGAGTTGCATCTGGATTTTAGGTAGGGGAGGCGCGGAAATGCCGCCGATGCGCATTGATTCAACGGCACCGACGCCGCCTGCACGTGCAATATCAGCTTGGCTCCACACCACTTCGCCAGCATGCACGATACCTGCGGGGTCATATTTTCCACCGGGGCCGGTGTAGCCTCCGTTAGCGAAGAACTTCCAGCTGGGCGTTAAGTTTCTTAGGGTCGTGTCCCCGCTCGGCATTCGTGCGCCAAGTGCTTCTAGCTCATAAAGGGCTTGCCCCGTTTTTCTGATCTCAGTGTCGTGGTTCCTCCAGTGTTTTAGCAGATAATCGACACTCAAAAACTGCACTGAATTCGGCTCGTTAGCGCTAAACTGATCAATCCATGATTGAGCGCCTGCGGGTATACCCGAAGTACCTGACCCGCCGGATGAAGACCCTCCCGCACTTCCACCGCCGGATGAAGACCCTCCCGAACCGGAGCCTCCGGAGGTTTCTCCAGGTGGCTCGTAATCAAGATCGCCGCCACCGGCGCCACGGAACGCGGGCGCGCCCATTTGGCCCCACTTCGTACCCCAGTTGTAGGCCATGTCAATTAGCCCACTGGGGTTGTGATTGCGACCAAATGAAACCTTTAGACCATCCCCATTGGCTTGATCTATCGTGCTAGTGTTGGCATTAATCGCTTCTAGCCGGGATATTTGACCGTTGCCATCAACATCCAACTTGTTGAAAATACGGCGTAGTTCGCCATCCGTCGCCATTCCCTCAAAGGCTTTGCCGAACTCGTTGTAGTCAATCAGCTCGTTAGCATCTAGGTCGATGCTGCTAAACATCGGCTCAAGTGCTCCGGCAATACCACCCGCCAGATCGCTCAAGCGCGCGTTAGTCAACTCCTGGCGGCTGATAATGCCGTCGCCATTTTTGTCAACGTTGTTGATCAGTCGATTAATTTCAGCGTCTGTCGCATGAGGCTTTAACGCTGAGCGGATTTGAGACTCGGTTAGCACTGTCGTGCCAAGCAGCTCCATTTCGCTACTGAGGACGCCATTGAGTTGCTGCGTGGCATCCCACTCAGCGGTAATTGAGCGCTCTATAGCAGAGATAGTGCCGTCGCCGTTGAGGTCGAGAACATTTGTGAGCGATACGGTTTGCTCGCCAAGGGCGTTTTTAAACTCGTCAGCGAGGAACTGCTCAGGCGTGAGCATTTCTGGCAAGCGTTCCATGGCGTCGCGGATTTCAGCGATGCCATCAACCGCAGGGTCTGAGCTTGCGTACATCTCCTGCAGATTTGCGATGTAGCGGTCAGCGGACTGGGTAATTCCCTGTTGCGCGTTGCGATCACCCTGCAAGGCTTTCTCGTACTGCGCCCAAAAGTCTGCGTCGCTCGCCTCCAGCCGCTCGCGGGGCGTGCCCATGCCCTTTTCGGTGCCGTCCAGCTGTGCTAACCAGCCATCAATTGAGTTGCTAAACCCCGCTAGCTGGTCACGGGCTCGCGCCCATGCTTGAGATTCCTGCTCAATGGCTCGGATGCGTTCTTGCTGTGCGCGCTCTGCCGCTTCCTGAGCCGCCCGCTCGTCTTCTATTGCATAAATACGTCGCTGCAGAGTAGTGAGATTATTAACCTCGGCAGTTTCCAGTTCGCTCAGCCGGTCAAGTTCGAGCTGACGTAGCGCGTCGGTGTTGCCCTGCGCCTGCAGCAGTTGTTTTTCTAACTGCTCACGCTCGCGCAGTGCATCTGACGCATCAATTGCCGCGCTTCCGGTTTCCTCGATAGCAGGCGTTAGCTGTGCAAAAGCGCTCTCTAACTGCAGCAGTTGCGTGTAATTTTCGCGCCCGGCCTGAGTCGCTAGTTCCTGCGACTCAATAAGTGCACGGAACCCCTCGCGGGTTTCGGGCATTTGCAGGCCCATGCTGTTGAGCGTTTCGGTTAGATCCTCGGTGAGATGCGCCGCACGCTCTGCGTCGCTGAAGTAATTCTGATAGTACGACTGCTGTAGTGAGCTGAGATTTTCAACACCGCCCGCTAACTGGGCGACCTCTTGAGCCGCCTCGTAGGCATAGCCGCCAGCAATATTAAATTGCAGGCCCAAACGCTCGGCACTATCAGTCAGCAGCGTATGCGCCTGCTGTGCCACTTGAGCCTGGGCAACCACCTGCTCAATGCCTCCGTCCAGTATTCTGACGAATGCACCGAAGTCTCCGCCCAGCGCTTCCAGCGCGGCGCGGGGGCGCTCGTTAAGCGCAAACTCGATAATCTGCCCGGCGTTGCTGCTCGATGTTTCCAAGCCCTGAACAGCAGACCGCATAGCCTCTAACTCGGCAGGACTGCTAGCAATAGAGGCAACCAGGTTGTCCATTTGCACAGACGCGGCGGTCAGCTCTTCCGCCCAGCCTTTGTCCTCGCCGACACCCGCACGTTGTAGGCGCTTAGTACCTTGGTCGAGGAACCCGGTGTACCCTAGAGCAGATTGACCGTAGAAATTAGTGCCAGAGTCTTGATGCTCGAAAACGCCATCTTTACCGCTACGAGCATATTGGGATGGGTCGTTGGTAGCGGTGGTGCCAAAGCGGCCACTAAACTTGGTTTCTTTATCAAGGCTGGCCAGGGCTGAGCCAATAAACGACCCGGCAGCGGCACCCAGCGGGCCACCAAAGTAGGTGCCCACCAGTGTCCCGGCAGTTTCTAGGATGTCGTTATCGCGGCCCTCGCCAAACACTGAGCGCCCAGCATAGCTGCCCGCAAAGCCTGCACCCGCTGAGGCTAGACCCTGCATGCCACTAAAATTGGCCGTGGAGCCGCCCATAAAACCGTTGACGCCAGTACCTTCAGTAGCGGCGTTAGCCCAGCCAGTGCCTTGGTATGAGCCACCAGCCCCCGTCCACGCGACATTGCTAACGCCGCCTTTAATGGCGCTCCAGCCGTTTTTGAGCGAACTCATGGAGCTGAGATCTAAACCGCCGCCCTGCTGGCCACCAGTGCCGGGGATACCAAGCGCACCACGCGCCTGAGTAGTCACCCCGATAACAATAGGTTCAAGCGTCGCTTGGTAGGTAATCTCACCGATCAGGCGCTTAACGCCGTCCATCAGTTTGTCGCCAAAATCCTCAAACGAGTCGTAGGCACCGGTAAACGCATCTCCAAACGTTTCATTAATCCGGTTAGCGGCTTCCTCCCACGAACGTGCCAGCTCTTTAGAAATGGGGGCGGCTTCGAGCGCCAACTGCTGCATTTCATCGCGGATACCGCCGACCATACGGGAGTACTGGTCGCCATCGATTTCACCGGCACGGTAACGCTGATTGATTTGCTCTAACGCATCGCGTAGCTGGTGGGCACGTTGGTTGTGCCGATCGTAGGTGCTAATCAGTGATTCGGTTTGCTTTTCGTACTCTTCGGCACCGGTAGCGGCGCGGGTGTATTGCTCCGCTGCCCAGCGGAAGGCGTCACCGTAAGCCTCAGGGGCTAGCGTGCCATCTGACAGGGCTTGATCCAGCACGTTAATACGTTCGACGTATTTATCATGCTCCGCTGTCAGTGGATCCATTTCGTGCTGAATGCTCCGCAGAGCGTCAGCCTGTTGCTTGGCTGACTGTTCAGCAGCACGGGCTTGCTGTTGATATGCTCGCTCAGCCTCACTGGCGGCCTGACGGGCAGCATCCGCCGCTTCTTTTTGCAGCTCTTTTTGGCGCTCTACTTGATCTTCCTGTAGCGCCAGGCCAACGGTAATCGCACGGCGAATGGGGTCATCTACCCCCAATTTATCTAGCTCACGATTGGCAGCGCCTACCGCCGATGGGTCGCGGCTTGCGGCTAGGTTGTCACGTAGTTGATCGTTGTACTTCTCCCATGCGGCAATCGTTTTCTCATCTGGCGCATTATCGCGCAGGCTATTACCAGCAGCGCCAGCGCCACGCTCGATCTCATCAAGCCACTGGTCAAGGGTCTGAAATGTTACGACTAAATCATCAGTGGCAGGTGTGACATTGCCGCGCAATTCATCGGCCGTAGCGCGCATCGCATCGGCCTGGGAACGCCAAGACTGGGCATTGGTCTCAAGCGCCGCTGTTGAAATGCCGATAGGCTCGATCATGCCATCGGCTAGATCGTCTGCCATTGATCGCAGGCGGGTAACTTGCTCGCCAAACAGGTTGGTCATACCAAACGGCATAGCGCCAGCTGATTCAAACGCACCGGCTGCGCGATTGATCCAGTTGGCAAAGCCTTGGTCTAACGCATTCAGGGCGTGCTGAATCGGGATCAGACCCAGGTTGATAACGTCAGCACTGCTGCCAACAATACCCGCAAACGATTCAACAGCGCTGGCTTTCAAGTCGATAAAGGATGCATCAAGATCGATCAGCTCGCCGCGCATGCCACGGAAGCCACCTACCAGTTCAGCCCCCATACTGCCGAACTCTGAAATAAACGAATCACCTAGGCTTTCTATCGTGCCGATGGTGCCCTGCATCTTGTCGTCAGTGAGGCCAAGCTCCTCGCGGAAGTAATATAGCCCCGCGCCAGCTATTAGAGCAGCACCGGCAGGGCCACCGATGAGCGCAAGAGCACTAGCCCCTGTTCTGGTTGCAGCGGCCATCCCCTGGGCTGCTACTGTTCCTCGCGCCATAGCGGCGCTGTTGGCATTAACCGCTGCGGTGTGCGCGGCTTCTGCTGCTATGGCTCGCTGGTTGGCAGCGGCCATTTGGGTAATGGCTTTGGTACGTAGTGTGGTGTTGCCAGTTGCGGCCGCAATTGCATGGCCGTTGGCAAGCGCTCTTGATGCTGCGGCTTGATCTGCTTGAGCCACACGCAGCGTTTCAGCAGCCTTTGCGCGGGCTGCGGTTGTGGCCGTGGCGTGAGCTTTTGCCTGAGCAACAGCTGCCGCCGCGTCACTTATCATTCCCTGAGTAGACTTCGTTAGCGCTCCAACAAGGCGTCCACCCATCACTACGGCAAACATCGTCGCCGCATCTGCAGCGGTTTCAAGAATGGCGTCAGCGCCACCCGCTTCCTGAATGAAGTTGGTTAGCTCGCCCACGGTGGAGGCGAGCGCGGGGCCTACGTCCGCTACAATCTGATTTGTAAACCCCTCCATGGTGCCGGTGAGTTGAACCATGGCGCGATTGGCTTCAATGGCGCTGTCAATGTCCATCTGCGACATGGCCACGCCTAGCATTTGCGCTTCGTTGGTGAACTCGCGCAGCTTAGCGGCGTTATTGTCCAGTAGCGGTAGCAGCAATGTGGCATCGCTACCCAGGCGCTCTAGGTAACTGATCTGCTCGCCGCGGGTTTCCAGCGTACTAATGGCATCCGCAATGCGTAGCAGTTGCTGGTCGGGCGCCAGCCGCTTCATCTCACCAATGTTGAGATTTAGGTTCTCAAATAGGGCGACCGCTTCGCCGGTGCCTTCAGCCGTGAATTCACCGATTCGCTCGGTAATGTCTTTGAGGATGTCGCCCATCTGGCCGCCAGCCAGACCAGCCTGCTTGGCAGCGTAGTCCCAGGCCTGCAAGCTGCCCGTGGCCATGCCGATGCTTTTAGCGAGCGAATCCGTATCAGCAATTATTTTGGCTTGATTAATAATACTGCCAGCACCAAAAGCGGTGGCCATTGCCGCGGCCACGCCTGCCACGTTAGTACGTAGCACAGCTAGTCCACGGCTAGCATCAGAAGCGCCCTGATCAATTGCTGAGAGCTGACGACCTGCTCGGGCAGCGTCTGCGCCAAACTGTTTGGACTGACGCCCACCACGGTCAAAGCCCTGATTCAGTTTTCCCAGCTCGCTTCCGGTCGCCTTAATGGCACGAATACCACCACTGGCGTCGCCCGTGATGATTAACCCGGTTTTGTATTGCTGGGCCATGGGTGGCAAACCTCAAATTGCGAGCACAAAAAAACCCGCACATTGGCGGGCTGGATGGTTGTCTACTGTTTAGATCATGGTCTGTACGTTTTACTGCACATATAACCCATGACCGTTACCACCTGGGAAACACTTCCAGGTGCATGCTGAAACGTGTAAGCCTCAATGGCTTTATAGGCCGCGGCCTGTAGGCCTGGGGCTTCAATGCTTCCAGCCCACATCAGCAAGCTGTCTTCTGATTCTCCACTGCTTACGCGATCCCTGACCTCCATAGCCATTTCGGTTAGCTTTTGGCGGTCACGGCATTCGCTAATCGTTTGGGCGGAAGCGAATACCGGAAACATGCACACGACCACGACCAAGCCAGCTATCAACTTTTTCATACCTACACCCTCTCGCTACTTAACATCGCCATAAAGTCACTTTCACCCAGAATGCGTAAAGGGTGCCCTTTCTGAATTAACTCTTCGGCTTTTCGGTGCTTGCTGCTTTTATCCGATCCGCGTAGGTACCTTATGTCTTGATCACCGACAACCAGCATGGTGGTTTTCTTGCTAACACCGGATAGCGGTATGCAACCGAGCTGGGCGGCCGCTTCACGCGCTTGCTCTCGCGTCATGCAGAGGGCGCCAGTGAAAACAATCCCTTCCCCTAATAACGCGCCTTCCGGATTTACTTCGTAGGTGGATACGTGACGCTCAGGATTTATAGGAGTCGCAACTCGCTTGAGCCAGTCAGCCACACCCAGGCCGCTTACAGCCATGGCTTGTAGGAATATTTCTCCAGCAGCAATAGCATCGGCTTTGGCATCGTGGTGGTTAACCAGCTTAACGCCCAAGCGCTTGGCGGTTTTGGCTAAAGCTACACCGTGCGTTGCCGCCTCTTCTGGCCACGCCCTTCTAACGACGGGATGCAGATTAAGCCAAGCCGTTACCGTCAGCTCCCACCCATAGCGATAGCAAGCTTGCGCCATGGCGGTTTTATCGAAATGGCCATAGGAGACGACCGGGTCATCGCCAAGTACCTGCTGAATGCCTGGCAGTGCTTCTGAGAAATTCGGCTTCCCCTGCACCTGCTCTGGGGTTATGCCATGAATAGCAATGTTGAATTCGTCGAACTCATCTTCTGGGTCGATCAGTATCGAGTGAGCCCCTACACGCTGGCCATCTTCGTACACCGCCAGCCCAACCTGACAAATAGAGCTCATGTCGGGGTTGGCGGTTTCCACGTCTATTACTACAAATCGCTCTGCCACAATGCGCCCTCCTAATTAATACGCCTTAGGCAGATTGCGACAAAGTTAACTTATATTCAATTACACCTATGGGCCTCAGGCCACAAACGCACCATCCCCTCTATAATCGGCCGGCAGATCCATCACATTCATCAGCTCCCGCACGTTGATGCGCTGCTGTTCTTCCTGCAGGAAACTCAACTCGGCGCGTTTCTCGATGATCTCGGTAACCTGCGCTTGCTGCTCGGCTTCCTGCTCGGCTAGGTGGCTTTGATCATTAAACGCCGCGAGCGCGCCCGCTTCGATGTGCTGGATCTGGCCTAGCAGTTTGTCTTGCTCGTCATAATCCAGGCGGGCAAATTTGGGGTGGCCATAGAGCGAGGTGTAGTCGATACCCAGGCGTTGCCCGCCTGCCATACCGATGGCCGTGCGCCACTGGGTGCGCATCGCTAAGAACAGTTCCAGCGCTGGCCAGTGTTCTTCCCACACCTCAAAGTGTTTAGGCGCTTCGGGTGTGTCGGCGTCTTTCAGCCCCCAGCGGTCAGTGTCTTTCTTTCGCTGATCTCTGGGGGCTGGGCCACTGGCCCACCACTGGCCAGCGCCGCTTAGTTTTTTGCAGCGGCCTGGTTGCGGCCTTCCTGTGCGGCGTACCAGCTGAGGATCAACGGCCGGCGAATATAGGTTTCTTGCATTAGCTGCTCGACCAGCTCTTTATCAAACGGCAAATCCTTTTTGTCTTCGCCTTTAATGCCGGTGATATTCACCAGATCTTCTAAAAATTCTTCATCTTTTCTCTTACCTGCCTGAGCCGCTTCAACGGTGGCGCGGTAATCATCCCATTTACGCAGCGTCCACTCTGCTTGGATCGTTGATGCTTTCTTATCGCCCGGCACTTGAATAGGCACATCGACGGTAACGGTGGGGATTTTCTTCAGAATGAGAGACATTGTGTGTTCCTTTGATTAGCACAAACAAGCACGCCACCCTTAGGCGGCGCGGTGTGGTTAGCGGTTATGGGTTGAGTGCTTAGCGGAAAACGTAGCGGTAGTCGCCATCGCCTTCGGGCGCGGAAAGCAGGCGGGTATCCATCGTGGAATGGGTAATCCCTTGAACCTCGGTTTCGGCGTAATTCGAGAGCTGCACGCGGGTGGCTTCAAAATCCACGATATTGCCGGGGGTTTTGTTATGGGAGAACGTTACCGTGTCTACTACCGTGCCGTTATGCGACTCAATCTTTTCATAGATATTGAAGTCAGCAAGGCGCGGCTTCTGGATATTGACCTGCCCAGCGGCATTCCGGTTAGTCAGGTGCACGCCCTCATAACCGGGCAAGTTGCGGTGCTCTACCTGTCCAGACATATCGAACGACCAGGACTGCATCGGCGCAGCGTAGCCGAAGAACGTGAACGTGCTGTTTTGCTTGTTCACCGGCACTTCGCCAGCCTGGGGCGCACGGGTCGCGCCTGCAGGCGGCGCTTCAGTTGTTGGTCGCACATATAGCCCGGTGAGATTGAACTCAAAGTAAGGCATGCCTTTAGCATCGGTGGTACGCGTCAAGGTACCGCGCACTCCCGGTAATACCTGCAGCTCGTCATCATCAGACCACCAAAGCAGCGAGATAGAACTGAAGTTGCTGGAAACCGGGTCGTATATCACCTTCTCTTCGTCCACGGTCATATCGATTGTTTCGCTATGACCAGAGCACAACATTAACGGCCAGAATGAAGGCGGCACGCCGGGCGTCCCTGAGCCTGCGTAGGGTACGCGAATCGTACGCGTGGAATACGGCGCAACGTTGATCTGCTCGTTAGCACCAAAGCCCGGTTTGACGCGCTCGCGCTCGGCGGTATCGCCTTGATAAACGCCCGGCGAATCCTTGGTCATTACATCAAAAAACACGGCGGTGCTTAGGTCGGTGGGCGTGACGCCGTACTCATCTTCAATGACCGCCGCAACGGTCAGAATTCGCCAGAGTAGTGGTTCATTACTCATCGCCTGTTACCTCTTTTTTGGCCACCGCCTTGGTGGGCTTGGGTGCTACGGCGTCGGCTTTCACCGACGCGGGTTTTGAATCGGGCGCTTTCGCGGTCTTCACGGGCGCCGGTTTGGTTTCGTGCGTTAGCACACGCTTGCCGTCACGGATCTCGTAGCGGCCTCCAATGCTGGGCATGGGGGTTTCCTCCAGGCGTAAAAAACCCGCACGCGGCGGGGCTGTTTGGGTGGTGGTGGGTTAGCTACGAATCAGGCGATCATAGCTGTACAGCTCACGCCAATAGACGTGACTGCCGGAGACAGCAACGCGCTGCCCGCCTGCGTATTCCAGGGGGGCGACGGCATCTGCCGGGTTCTCTAAACCCAGCAGGGCCGCCGTAATGGCGCGGCGCTGTGTGTCGACTTGGCTTTGCTCGGCGACCAGTACCACTGCGATATGCTCGGTAACGGTTTGCCGCACGTTCATGGTGCCTAGCTCATTGGGCGTTGTAGCGGCATGCACGGGGTGAATGAAAGCAGCGGGCAGCGCGGGCGCAGCCATCGCTAGGCTGGTGGCTTGTAACTCAAAATGGGCGCGGTATTGGCGCTGGTCGTATTCGTAATCGGTGGCCGCGTCGGTGATCTCCCAGCCTTCAATGCCGCTTTGTCCGGCTACGCGCTCAATCAATTGGGTAGACATGGTTCGCAGCGGGTCAAAGTCAGGCGAACGTAAACTCAGCACGTATGTATCCACACGCCCCAGGCGATAGCCGTCTAGCTCAATACCGCTTTGCCCTGCCAGGTTATAAACGCCGTTGGTACCGGGTGCGCTGGCGGGTAGGTTGAGCGGCCATAGGTTGCCGCCCACCACAGGATCCACTAGGGCGACTAACCCAGGCACGGTATCGGCTCGGCTAGGGTCGGCTTCACTGCTGGGGGCTGCGGTAATGCCTGCCCCGCCCAGCGCGGTGATAATGTCGCTAATCATGCAATGGCCCCTTTGGTTCGTTGACGGTCAAGGTACTTGGAGAGCCCACCATAAAAGCGCCCAGCTGCCCCGCTTTCGTGCTGCTGCATGGCAGGCCATAGAAAGGGGTTAGCCTCCATGCGCTCGGTACCGTGCTCTTGCCATAGGCCTTTGCGACCTTGAAACACGCCATTGATGCGGCGGTTGGTACCCACGAGGAGGCCGACCTCGCCCGGGCGAAACCCTAAGCGGCCGCGCTGGCGTTTATTGATATTCAAGTGGCCAACGGCTTTGGCCATGTCGCCGCTTTCGGTCGGCGCTACTTGCTTGGCGGTACGCTTAACGGGGGCAACAACAGCCACCAAGCCCGCTCGAACCGCGCGTTCTTTAATGTTGTCTTCCAGGGCGCGCAGTTCTTGGCGCATCGCGTCTAGGTCGACGCCCTGAACCTGCCAATCAAACCCACTCATGACACATCAGCTCCAGTTCAGTACGGCGCCCGCCAAGATCTATCGGGCGGCCTTCCAGTTGGTAGGTCACCTCGCCATGGCGTAGCCGTAGGGTTTTACCGGTGGCGGCAGCGATGTCTGCCCGGTAGCGGATGCGGATGCGGGCGGTGGTTTCGGCGTTGGCTTCTTGCGCGGCAAACAAGGTACGGCCGCGTAGCTGCTCCACTTCGGCCCACACCCTGCCACCGGGCTGCCACTCTTCTGGTGTGGCACCTGAATCCGTACGCTCGCCCTTCTGCCACCATTCGAAGATGACCTGTTCTCGCTTCTTTCCGATCTGCATACGTCACCCCACGCTATAAATTCGGTGTGGCGCCAGCAGCATGTCCACGCCCATAGGCGCTTCGCTGGATATTGTGCCGATGACCACGCTTTCGCGGTTTTCGTACCAGTGCCCGACTAACAGCAGCACCGCAATGTCTACGTCAGGCGGAGTATCTTCCGCACCAGCCGTGGCAGTGATCGTGATGCACTCGGGTTCATCTGTGGTGCTTGGCCATCGGGTGCCCCACTGTGGCGCCAACAGCGGGTAGATGGGCCGGGTGTCGAGCCTCAAGGTTTCGGCATCGAGTGATTGCTCATTGCCTTCGGGGTCGATGTACTCCATTGACTCGATGGCGGTCACCGGAGACCACGGTAGCTCTATTGCTTTGCTGCCCATTGGGAAGGCATCAAGCACCAGGGTTTTAGTGCGGCTGACCAGCACTGCCTGGGTATCGTGTTCGGCGTATTGGTAGGCTCCGTTGATGAGCCCTTGAATGATCGCGTCTTCATCGGTGTAGGCCTCTGCCTCTTCTGCTGTGGTGGCCAGCTTGAGGTGCAGTTTGGCGTGTGTGAGCGTGATCATTCAGGGACTCTCGATAGTCAGAAATAGCCATTAGCCAGAAACAACTACGCCGCCTGGTGGCGGCGTTGGCATATCGTTAAGCGCAGTGGGGGTTAAACCTTGTCCGCGCCTTCGGTGCCTTTGGCGGGTTTATTCTCGCCGGCGGCTTTGGCCTTCTCGGCGTCTGCGGCTTTTTGCTCTGATGCGGGGATAGCAATCTTGCGGTCTTTAAGTTGCTTGGCTTTGTCCTCTGGGAAGCCTGCGCGGTCAGTGCGGGAGTAGCGGCCATAGGGTTTTAGAAACACCATGGTGATCAGCTTTGCAGCCGGTTGTTTTGCGGTGGCCATGGGTGGCTCCTGTGATCAAAGGGGTAACGATTAAGGCCCGCACGTGGCGGGCCTTAGGTGTTATTCATCTGCTGTTAGTTAAACTGGCCAGCCTTACCAAGTGACCTCGGTACCCAGCACCAGGCCTTCAGGGTGACGGAAGGCAATATCGTGCTCTTTCACCACGCGCAACAGTGACTGGTTGCGGCTATACGCGGAAACCAGCTGGCCTGCGCCGTCCTTGTAGGTGGCTTCACGGCTGAAGTCGATGGTCATCACATCGCTGTCACCGATGATCACGTCGTTAAAGTCGGCGAAGTAGATCTCGGTTTCGTTGTTGGTGCCCGCCGTGGAGGTATCCAAGTTCACTGGGATAGTGGTGGTATGGCGGATGGGGTAGCCCTTTAACTGGCCTTGGGCCATTTCGGGATACACCTTGTTGCCGTTACCGTCACGCATACCGAAAAGCTTCATGTAAGTACGCGGTGATAAGCCCCAGCCCGGCTCAATCAACAGACTGTCACTCTCCATCAGCTTGAGCATCAGGCTATCGAGATAAGCGTCAATCGTTTGCAGATCGGCGGTACCCGACCATGGCACTACGCGGCCTTCGTCCACACACACCGCGCGGAAACCGGTGGGAGTGTCGTTGGTGCCGTCATCACGCAGGAAGCCTTTGTCTTCCCGCACGGCCATGCTAGCAAGCATGTCGTTTAGGAAGATCTGTTCGACCTGGAAGCCTGCGCGCCCAATCAACTGGTTGCTCATAGGCACCAGCGTGATCATGGTTTTGGCGTTCAGTTTCACATCGTCAGTGTTGGCTTCGCTCGCCAGCACATCAGACCCCTCCCCCACGTAACTAGAGGTTGCGCCAGACGCCATACGGGGAATGCTTAGATTGCCATTCGGTAGCGGCATAGAGCGGGCGCCCAAGGCACGCACGATGGTTTTAGGGCGAAGCAATTCAATCACTTCGTTATGCATGTTTTCCGGCACCAGCGATCCGCCAGAGTTTGCGCTGGTATCAATCGCCATGGCTACGTCAGCATCGCCGATTTCACCGCTGGCGAACTTCGAGGCCAACTGCATATCGCCTTTACCGGCGGCCACGGCCATCGCCATGCGCGCCACCTTGGCGCCGGTGTACTGCTTAAGCTCGGGTTTGATATGCACCGCGGCCGATTGACCACCACCAAAAGCGGGTACCTCTTCGGCGGAAGCGGCATTCATGCGCTCGATGTTTTCAGCGCGGGAAAGCTTGGCGCTGATTTCATCAAACTCGGTGGCCAGCTTTTCAAATTCAGCCAGCTGCTCTTCGTTCAGCTCGCCCGCTTCCATCTCAATAGCGGCCAGCGCCTGCACTTGCGCGTTAATCTCGGCACGCTTGCGGCGGAGTTCTTCAATGCCCATGGGGTATTTCCTCTTCGTTTGTTCAAAAAAATGGCGGCCCCTTGGCCGCCGTGGTGTCGCTCCGCCGCGTGGCTAGAGCTGACAACTGGTGTCGAGCGCCCGCGCCTGGGCGCGAATGCTTCGGTTATTTCGTGGGGTGGTGCCGGTGTTGCTGGTGTAGCGCTGCGCGATGGTGTCGATGGCGTCTTGTGCGGGGGCGATCTCATCGATGAGTTTTAGGGCAAGCGCTTCTTTTGGCCGGAACAGCCGCGCTTGGGTATCAACGATGGCGGACACATCCACCCCGCGGAAGCTGGCCACGGCTTCTGTGAATTCGCTATAGGCGACATCCAACATTCCGTTAATCTCCTGCACGGCTTGGTCGGTGATCGGCTCATGAGGGGAGGCGTTGTTCTTGTGGTCGCCGCGATAGTAGGTGTTGTACTTAATACCGATCTCTTCTTCCCAGCGGCTGACTTCGTAGGTCTCGATAATCACGCCGATGGAGCCCACGCCCGCGGTGGGGCTGGCGACAATGCGAGAACAGGCCGACGCCAAGTAGTAGCCCGCTGAGTAGGCGGCGAAGTTGACCAACGCCGTGATGGGCTTGATGGCCGTACTGGCACGGATAAAATCGGCGAGCTCTTTACAACCCATGGCGTGGCCACCACCGGTGTGGAAGTCGAGCACGATCTCTTCGACCATTTCATGCTTTAACGCGGCGGTGATTTGGCTGCGCAAGCGCTCATACGACAGGATCTCTTCACACGCCGCGTTGATGTGACCACGTCGCGCCACCAGTACACCGTGCACGGGAATAACCGCAATACGACCAGAGACCTGAAGGCGCTGCATTTCGCGGTCTTCCCCGCTGCCCGACTCCATTCCCAGGCTTTGCGGCAGGTCGTTAGCGCGCCCTAGCAAGCGAGGCTCCAACACGTTGCGCACGGCTTGCACGAGCGTTGGGGTAGCGTACAGCGGTGTGTTAAACACCATGGACGCGATGTGCGGGTAGTTGATCATTGCGTGCATGCGAGTATTCCCTCGATCTCTTGCATTTGTTGGGGCGTGGCGTTGAGCGAGTTCTGCATCTGCTGTGAATCCACCATGTTCATGGGGCTCAGGTAGCGATCGCCGCCCTTGATAGGCGGCATGTTTTCCAAGCGGCGAATATCGTTAACACTCAACCAACCCCACTGGCGGGCAATTGCGTAGGCTTCAAAGCGTGACTTCTGGTCTCCGCGCAGCAGGCCGGATACGTTGAATTCGATGTAAAGATTTTTGCGCTCGCTGGGGATGAGCAGGTCGCGCATCATCGCGGCCTCTTTGCGCTTGATCCACGGCATCAGCGTGTAGATGACGAACTGCAGGCCAAGGTGCTCGATGTTGTTGAACGTGGCTTTGTCCAGGTGCTGGATCATGTTGGGCGCGACGCGATATAGCCGGCACACTTCCACCACCCCGAAGTTACGAGACTCCAGTAGCTGGGCCTTTTCGTTGTCCATCGCTAGCTGTTTGTACTGCATGCCCTCTTGCAGCAATGCCACTGAGAACGCGTTGCGTAGCCCTCCGCCGTGGCGCTCGGTAAATTTACTCAGGAGCCGATCGACCGAGGCTTGGTCTTTAATCGCTGCCGATTCTTTGGGGCGCTCAATCACACCGGCCATCGTAGCGCCACGCTGAAACACTGCTGACGCGTGTTGCTCTGTAGCCATGGTTAAGCCGATGGTGTCGGCGTTGGTAGCGATGGGTGAAAGTCCTACATAGCCATCTAGCGAGAACGCTTTAACGTGATGCACTGAGCGCATCGGCAATATCTGGTTTTTGTAATCCAGCAGCTGATAATACGGCAGGCCATCCGGCCCTTTTAGCACCCCAACCTTCTTGGGGTGGACGGGGATTAGCTCTGTTGGGAAGCCAGCGCCATCACGCTCGATCAGCGAGTATTCGTTTCCTTCCAGTGCCAGGTGGCCCATGCCCTGTTCGTAATACTCGAACGTGGTGTCTTTTCGGTTGGGCTGGCTATGGATCACGTCATACAGCGGGTGATCGGTCGCACGCTCACGCCCGCCTTTGTCGTCGCGGCGGTAGAGCTCACAGGGCAACTGCGCCAGCGACTCAGCTAGCAGCGTGACGCAGCCGCGTAGCGCGCTGACTCCCAGGGCGGTTTCAGTGTTCACCATGGTGCCGGCGGCGCTTTGGCGGCTGGTGTTAGAGCTCACCCAATTGCCCGTCCAATTCTGGCTTTTCTGGGGGCTGCCTGTGGCGGGAGAATTGAAGAGGCTAGGCCAGAACATTAGCTATCCTCTTCGTTTTTGGTGACCGATGGCGGCTGGTTAGCCTGGGCAGCTGCTTTGGAAGCCAGCCACGACCAGAACAGGCAGAAGCTGCCCGCGACGATATAGCCCGCGGCGGGCAGTACCAGCCACGCGCCAAACGCGACGAGCCCGACACCCAGCAGGCCGACTGTGAAGGTTAGGAGATTGATCAGCATGTAACGTCCGAGGTGTCGTAAATGGATTCTTCCGGCTCGTCGTTTTCGGTGAGCACGGCGCGACCGAGCGCCATCAAGATGGCGATGATGCCGTCGATCTTGTTGTCGAGCTTTTCTTTGCGTGGGTAGATGTTGTCTTTAGCATCTGCCTTGGCGACCACATTGCTGGCCATCCAGGTGAGCACCGGATCCTTGGCATGCCGGAAGCGCCCGCCTGTGATGGCGGCTTCCATTTCCCGCATGGCGGGGCTCATGTTTTGAACGGTGTTGCGGTACTCGACGATGCTGGCACCGTCTGCCATTAACTGGTGGGCAAGCTGGGTGGCGCGCCAAGGGTCGTAGGCAATTTCGGTGATCTCGAATAAGCCCGCCAGGTCTTTGATGTCATCGCGGATCACATCGAAGTCGAGCTCTTCGCCATCGGTGATAATCAGGTCACCGCTATTCACCCAGGTTTCATAAGCCGCCTTGTTGTTACTGGCCCGCTCCACGGCGCCTTCCGGTAGGTAGTTACGAACGAACACCGTCCAGCGGGTTTTCATGCGCCCTTTCTTATCGGGCACTTCGTCACGGAATAGCAGCGCGATGCTCGCGATGTCGGTCTTACTGGCGAGATCCACGCCTAACCAGCAGGCCTTGCCGATGAAGTCTTCTATGTTTAACGACTCATCACCGAGCGCGTGCCAACTGGCCATGTTGAGCCACGCAGTGCGCGCACTCACCCAGACATTCAGGTGCTTAGTGAGGAAGCTGTTTTGTCGGCTTGGGTAGCGAACGGCGTCGCGCTGGGCCTTGAGTAGAAACTCTTCACCAACCGAGATACCGAAGTTCGGGTTAGCCTTGCGCAGTATCGCGGGGTCTTTCCAATCGTCGCCGGCATCAATGGTATAAATAACGGCGAACAGCTCATCATTCGGCAGCGATTTATCAAGCATTTGCTGCGCCTGACGGCGCTTGTCATAACAAGGCCCGGCTAGGTTGAAGCCCGCGGTGGTGATGATGAACATCAACCCTTGATCACGTGACCCCATGCCGGTGGCCATGGTGTCGTACAAGTTGGGCTTATCGTGCTCGTGGAACTCATCGACTATCGAACCACTTGGCGAGGAGCCGTCGCCCGGGTCGCCAATCAATGGCTCTAACCGCGAACCATCCTCTGGTATCGAGATGTTCTTGGCCATGATCTCGATGCCAGCCGCACTGACCAGCTCGGGTGACTTCATTAGCATCAAGCGTGCAGGCCGGAACACTTCCCATGCTTGCTTCTCTGTGGTCGCGCCACAGTAGACTTCTGCGCCGTACTCGCCATCAGCGCAAAACAACAGGTTGGCAATTGCAGCCGCCAACACTGATTTACCGTTCTTACGCTCTACTTCAATGTAGGCCTCTGAAAAGCGGCGTAGTCCGGTTTTCTTTTTGAGCCACCCAAAAATGCAGGCAACGATAAACAGCTGCCACGGCTCCAAGGTAATGAGCCGTTTCTCACGCGCCCACCTGCCCTTAGTGTGAGGCAGTAGTTGAATGAAGTCGCAACAGCGCTCGGCTTCGTCCTTATCGAACCGGTACGGATATGACCGGGACTTCTGCGCCTTGAGATCGTCCAGATGGCGCTGGCAGGCCTGCCGCACCTCCTTGCACGCGGGAATCTTTTTGGCCACTACGTCCCGAGCGTACTTGTTCGCGGCGTTGACGTTCGGGTAACTGGCCATGGAGCTTCATCGCTTTTTGCCTATCAGGTCTTTGAAGGGGTTGCCGGCTTCTTTCGCGCCAGGTATTGCGAGGCGCGAACGGCTGGAAGGATCCAAGCCTAAGGCGCTGCCAAACGTCACGAGCTGCTTAAGGGATTCATTCGCCACAGTGCAGGCTGGGTTTTTCACTTCCGAGTTCATGCCCTGCACCGTGATGCCTTTTATAGCGATGTTCTCTTCTGCTTTACGCCAGCGGGCATAAGCTGCGCAGTAGGCTTCCAGGTTGGCAAGGTCAGATCCGGTAAGGATCTTGGAGCTCACTAGCCAAGGGCCAATTTTCTCCCACATCTGGATGCCGATCGGATCAAGCCAATCCGGCGGAAGCGGCACTTCAGTGAGCTCTTCACCTTCGGGTTCATCGTGGTTCACACCACGCTTTCCAGGGTTGCCTTGCACCGCTTTCAGGTGGCTCGGTTTAGGTTTGCGACCTTGTCTCATTTGCTAATTCCTCGCGCCGACCTGATTTTTTAATTTCGCGGGTATAAAAATTTAATGGTGGCGTCGGTGTCCGCTGACGCAGGGCTGTAGAGATTTGATCCCCCCCTCCCCCTCAGGCGTCCGCGCCACGCCCCCGGCGCGCCTCTGCCTGCGTCTTGGCCTTGTGACACGGCCCGCATATCGCCTGCAAGTTGTCGTCGTTGTCAGTGCCGCCCTCGGCGATATTGACGATGTGGTCAACCTCAACGGCTGGGGTGTAAATACCTAGGTGCAGACACGGCTGGCACAGGCCTTTATCACGTTGAAGGATGCGCTCACGTATACGCCGCCATGGCCTGCCGCCGCGATCCTGCTTAGCTCTGGGTGACTTCTTCCAGGTGACGGCTTGGTCGGCGTGCTTGTCGCAGTAGCCGTGCTTATGCGTAGTTTTGCCTGCGCACATTGGCGCCCGGCATGGGCGTGGCGGCGAGCTAGGCATTAGCTGAAAGGAGTTTCTTAAGCCAACGGAAGAACCGGGCGACCTGCGCAACAGCGGCAGCTAACAGCCAGAAGGCGCGGTTGTTGGGTAGTGGCATCACTCATCCCCTGCATCGTTAGTCAGTATCTCGACCACCGCCGCCCGATCTGCATTAAACCGGCGGCGCATCGCTTCATACTCAGCGAGCAACAGCAGCAAGCCCTTTTGGCTCTGAAGGATCAGCGCTGGTGCGGGTAGCTCACTGGTGAGGCGTTCGGGTACTGTCGGGCCGTAGCACTGCATCTCCATCGGCTGGACGTTGGAGCTCGCGCACCCAGTCACCAATGCCAACAGGCAGATCCCGATCAAGCCACGCGCGGATCTCAGCATTCTGTTCTCCCAGTTGATCAAGCGCGGCTGTGCTGGCGCTTATGTCTTCTGCGATAGCGCTTAACTTCCGATCACGCTCAGCCATGGCGGTGTTCAACGTCTCGATCTGCTGGCGCTGCCACTGCTGGTGCTCTTGCAGTATCTCGGCGCGGCTGCGCTGGCGCTCGGCTTCGGCTTGGTAGGCGTCTCGCTGGGTGGTGATGTGCTGCCAATATAAGTAGGCGCTGACCAAGGCTAGGCCGCCAACTACCAGGCCAAGGGCTTTAGCCTTTAGCGACGCAATCACAGGTCGCGCCCCTTGATGGACTGTTTAAGCGCGCGGGCGCCTGCAGCCATCATTGCCACGGCAGTGGATGCAGCAGCGAATGCACCGGCAGGTATCACGCCCTGCCATAGCGGCAAGGTCGCTTCTAGCGCGGCGAGCAAGGCAGCGGCGAAGGAAAGCCGAACACTCCAGAACTGGTGCCAATGCTTAGCATCGTCGGTTAGTTTCACGACCACCCCCTGAAATGCTGGATCAATACATTGCCAACGAACGAACCCGCCGCACCTAACAGCACCAACATGGTCGCGCCAACGATAGCCCAGCGGCCTAGCAGCGTTTTTCCCTGCTGAGAGCTCATCGTGGCCGCTACCGCATGGTTTAGCTCAACCTCACGCATACGTGCAGACAGCTCGGCAATCTGGGCCGCTTGCCCCTCGATCTGACCAGCGTGGTTATTCTGGCGCTCCTCCATACGCGTTAAGCGATCCAGCACCTGCGTGATACTGGCCTCGATGCGATCTAGCTGGGTATCTCTGCTTGGAACCTCAGTCATTGCCACGATGCCTCCTGCGAGGCCTTAACCTGCGCATCTATCTGGTCTATCCAATGACCATCCCACTCTTCAGGCGTATCGGCCCACATATCGTGAAGGCCATCGCGATAATTCCGCCAATCAAAGCAAGGGCAACCGCGAGACTCATGTCCAGGGAAACCGTTGTGGCCCATGATGAGCGCCTTGGGATAGCGCTCGTGTAGCTCGGTAAGCAATGCGTCAAGCGCGTTCCACTGAGCCGCCGTGAAGTTATCTTCCGGCGTAACGCCGTCATCCTTCACGCCGCCCGCCATGCATACACCGATGTTGCCGGTGTTGTAGCCGCCGACATGGGCACCTGTTTGGCTTTCGGGTCGACCGTGCTCAAGCGTGCCATCACGACGGATAACATAGTGGTAACCCACGTCACGCCAACCGCGCGCCAAGTGCCATTGGCGAATCTCATCCACGCCAATGTCCATGCTGGCCGTGGTGGCCGCACAGTGAATGGTGAGATAACGCATTAGCACCTCAGGAATAGAAAGGCCCCAACACGGAGGGGCAAGGCATTACCAGATGGCAACGCAAGAGAAAGAGTGCCGGTTACGCTTCCGGCGCTGCACTGTCAGCCGATGGATCCGTGTCGATGGGCTTCGCTCAGTGAGTGCGAATACGTGTAACCCAAGCATCATTGGTTTATTAACGGTCACTGGCTTGCCATCACCAGCTCGGCACTACCCGACTCCCGACACCTGCGCAGAACGCAAAAGCCCCGCTGGGTGACCAGCAGGGCTTCAATGTGTGGTGGCTAGCGTCATTGAGCGCCAGCCTAGATACATAGTAGATCAACCGTGGAGCCAGTGTCAACATGTAGACAACTCAACATGTTCCAATACCACATGATGTACGCAGCTACGTTTAATCGTATGCTAGCTTGCAATGCCTTCACTACCAACCTAGATTTAATGAAAAGATAACTTACATAAAAAGAGAAGATTTACTATAATATACATTCTTCTTGTTAATAAGTCTGTTGAAAAGCTGTGGATAAACGGAGGCAAATAAAATGACAAATAAACTAAAAGCTAAGCTCCTATCCTTCCGAGACCAGAAGAAACAAGGAATGGTTACTGCCGTCAATGTAAGAGGCGCTGGTGTGGCATCTGTTACATCAAAGGGCTTCATGTCTTCTCGCAAAGTTACAAATGTTGTAGGAAAAATCAATCGAACTAAGATTGAGAACTTTGATTACACATAAAAAATAGGTGTATTAAGTGGCTAGCAGTAGGTTCTTACTTTTAATTCTAATACTTATTGCTGGCTACATTTTTATTTCTAATTACACGCTAACTAAAGGTAGAATAGCGAGATCGAACGGGCAACATCTCTACCTTAAAAGTGCCGTATGTGGCCTAATATTTTTTATTATATCTTACTTTCTGCAGAATAAGCTTAGCGACTACTTTCTGTTCAATTACACTCTGAACTTTGTACCCAATGCATTTAAAGAAGATATAGATCAGCTTACAAGAGCTGCCCTACTTGCAATAAGTCTATCAGTTTTCTTCCTTACGTTGCTCCAACTACCAGTATATTGGTCTAGATTCATACTCAATTCTACTTGGCTAGACAGGCAACTCGAAAAACGATTCAGTAATAAATTTGCAAACTTTCTAATCAAGGTTGCGGAAGCCTTGTGGCTTACGTTGCAATATACTGGCTGGAAATACGCACAGTGGGTTGAGCGAGCAAGCCTAGCAGGTAACCCAGTTGACGAACTGTTATTAGACGTAATGCTTGATGAAGATGGTGCAATCATGACTTGTGATGATAATGGGAAGGTCTTCATAGGTTTTATTCTTGAACTACCAGACCCAACACAACCGCATGGTGAGCGGACTATAACTATGGTTCCAATTATGAGTGGCTCTCTATGCAAAGACTTTCAGCAGTTACACATCACAACTGACTATTCCGACACATTACTTCCTACGATTGAAAGTGAAGCCGACGTAGGTACTTATGACTCACCTAGTGATATAGCAATATTGATTTACACAAAAAAAATAAGAATTTTAAGAAGATTCGATTTAGGTATGTTTGAAGCATTTTTTAGAAGAAAGGTTTGTGCGTGCGGGCATGACATTTATCTACCTAAGCCTGTAAGGCAAAATATTATGCTAGCCACCTCTTCTAAAGATGGCTAACTCATCGAGAAATAACGCGTTACAGCTTACTTAACAACAGTAGCTGCACCCTCGCCTGCTTCGCCGCGTCCTTTAGCGCTTGGCCATTCTTAAACAACGGCACCACATGCTTAGTTTCCACTAATTCGCGCCAGCCTGACTCATGCTGGATCATGTCGTAACACACAAGTGTCTTACCGCTCATCATGCCAGGGGAAAATCCCAGGCGCTGCGCATACGTGCCACAATCAGCCGCTATCTGGTCGTAGTTTTTACCCCAAGGGCCAGACACACGGCGATCCGTCTTGGCCGCCTGAATCAATGCCGCCAGCAGGTCGCGCGGTGTGAGGCGAGCGTACTCAAGAAACTGGCGGGCTTCGTCATGAGCAGCGTGCACGCGAATGCCGCGATCATAAGCAATCACCAACGGATCAGCGGCAGCAGTACCGCCACCCGGATGCTCTCCTATCTTTGCTGTTGAGCTGAACGGCTGAAATCCAGGGTTTTCATGGGCGTACCACGTGCGCCTTTCCACCTCCATGTCCAGCACGCGGTTGACAAACACCCGGGGCGCCTCCGGATGGTGGTCAGCATTCGACTTTTTCGCCACTTCACGCAACCGGCTCATAGGCATCCGCTCTAAAACATCACGCATCGCGCTTTCCTCTTTCCGTAACGCTATGGCCATCACTACTTTCCCCCTCAAAATAACAACACTTATGTTGCATAATAAACAGATGTGTTGTATTATTGACTCATCAAAGCAAAGGAGGAGTCATGACATACAACGAGTTCGTCAGATGGTTGAAGAAAATGGGAGTCGAGGTCAGCAAAGGCAAAGGACGCCACAGTATGAAAGCGACCTACAACGGCAAAACGGTTCCACTCCCCTTCCACGGAGCTAAAGAAATAGGTGAAGGGGTCAGGAAAACCATCATCAAGCAACTGGGCCTCAAGTGAGGCCCCAACTTGCAGACACTCGAACGTCATGATTCCTGAAACATTGATAACGATTAGGAGATACCCATGCGATACCCCATCAAACTCGAACCCGATACCGTCGGCTTTATGGCAACCTCCCGCGACCTGCCCGAGTTTGTTGCCGCTGACGAAGACGAGCGCTCCACACTGGTTAACGCCGTTGAGCTGCTGGAAACCACACTTGGCATCTACATCGACGAGCGCCGTCGCGTGCCACGCCCTAGCGAAGCTCAGGATGGAGAGCACCTGGTAGCGGTTCCAGCCTCGACCGTTATCAAAGTGCTGCTTTCCGAAGCGATGCTGGATAAGGGCTGGCGAAAAGCAGACTTGGCCCGGGCTATGAACGTCGCGCCCGTTCAGGTTGACCGCATGTTGGACGTAAACCACAAATCCAAGCTGGCGCAACTCGAAGCGGCCATGGACGCTATGGGCCATCATCTGGAGATTGAGGTTGTCGCGGCATAACATCAGCGGGGGTTTCTCCACTCGGTACCGCCAAGAGGTGCTTTTGTGTAGTGGCTATAAGAAGGCCCCATTCGCGCATACTCCTCGAGCACATGCTTGGCTTCTTCAAGCCCTACCGCCAGCACCGCGCAATAACCGCGCTCCTCTGCCTTCACCAGCCAATCATGCTGGCTATCGGCCAGGGGCGCGGTATGCGGGGGCGATGCCTTAAATTCCATGTAAAGCCCGTGCCACCCCCCGCGGGCATCCATGATCACTAGGTCACTCACACCACTTTTAACGCCCTGGCGCTTCATTGCCGCACCGGTGCTCTTGCTGCGCTGGCCACCGTTGGGAACGTGATAAATAGCGTCGTACAGCTGCCCTACCGGCTCCCCGCGTTTCTTCTCGCCCAACAGCCAGCGGATTAGCACTGCCTGCTCTTGGCCTTCCCAATCAACGGGCCTTGCTCTGGGCGTGCCGTCCGCTTTCAGCTTGCGGGGGCGGCGTGGCGTCTGCATACGTAAGCTCACACCACACCCCCTGAGATCCGCTCATTCAAACGCTGCTGGCGCTCCCATTTGCTGTAATCAGCCATTACCTTATCCAGCATGGCCCGCGCATTGTCGTTGTGGTCTAGCTCGGCACGGCTCTGGATGCCACACGCCTTGCGCAGCCACCGGGTAGCGCCAGCGGCTTTAAAGGTGCCGTCCGGAAATTCCCGATGTTCAAGCGCGTTGTTGTATCGCCAGCGCTGGTCTAGGTAGAGCCAGAAGCGAGGGTTCTGGCAAAGCATTGCGGCGCGGCGTGCCTGCTGGCCGCCCTTTTGATCATTGCCAGTCATCAAATTGCTCTCCCTGCTCATTAAGGTCATTGACCGCTTTAGAGAAGGCGATGGCCGAGCAAGCGACCGTAATAAACACGCCGCTCAGCATGCCGATTAAAAACCATGTCATGCCGTCCATCGCTGACCTCCCCGCTGTGCAATACGCATGCAGTGCTTGCATGCGGGCAATGCTTCGCCAGTCGCGGGGTCGCGAAACTCGCTAGCTGCCTTGCGGTAGTGGCACTGTGGGCATTTGGGCTGTGTGCAGGCCTGGCGGGTCATGATTCAGCCCACCCAGCCCCAGGGAGCTGTTTTCCTGCCTGCTCAGCGGCCCGCCAAACTGAATCGCCCACCTTTGGTTCTGTGCGTTGGCGCGGCATCGTGTAATAACTCTCAATCAACGGCACAGCAGGCAGTTCAACAGTGCCAAACGCCGTCAGCCTGTAGGCGTAGCCTGGGGCACGCTCGACAAACTCCTGTTCTACTAAGGCATCACACGCAACGCGGATCTCATGCAGCGATACCGGCAGTTTGTAGGAATGCGCCAGCGCCGTGAGGTGAGCCGGGCTGCTGGATGACATTCCCAGCAGGCGCAGTACGATATTTTGATGGTCGATGGGCTTAAGCGTGGGCATGGGAATCTACCTCCAGATCCTGGCATTCAACCTCACCCGCCTCAGGGTCGCCGCCGTCGATGCGCACAAGCTGCTTTTCATGGAAAACAGCAATCCCCGGCACATCAGGATGCTCACAATCCCATTCACCAAGCAGCGTTCGCTCGCCTTCCAGCGTCGGCTCCCCTGGTGGGCAGCGATCAATGACCCGGCATTGAGTCCAAGCAAGCTCAGGCTTGCGGATGGAATAGGTCACGTAGGCCAGACACCCCGGCTCGATACTCCTAGTCGCCATTACGCAGCCTCCCTAGCAAGCTTTTCAAAGTGGAATTCCACGCGAATATCGGTCTCCACGATCAACCCATGTTTCTTAGCCATGCGGTACGTGGGCGCGTTACGATCCAGCGCACCAACGTAGCCAGCCAGCACATCGCGCCATTGCTCTAGTGTGTATGTCGCTTTGGAGAGATTGCAGGGCGCGCAAGCGGGCATAAAATTATCAATAGCGTGGTTTTCGGGCCTATCTGCACCCACTAGGCGCGTCTTATATCCAGGCGATCCATCCCGGTATAACTCATGACGCCGAAGCACAGCCTTGACGTGGTCGGCATGCCAGCGCTGGCCTAACTCTTCGCCGCAGTAAGCGCAGCAGCCGTCGAACATGCCGAAGAGCACAGCGCGCTCAGCTTTTGTTAATCGCTTCACGACACCACCCCCTTAGCCGCTTCCACCGCCAGCGCCTTGCCGCTTTCAGTCAGCCCCAACACCTGGCGCGCTGGGGAGTCGGCACTCATGCCCGCCACCTCGATGTATTTCAGGTCGAGCAGCTCACGGCAGCGGCCGCAAATGCTGGCTAGCGGTAAGCCGGTCGCATCGGCTAGCTGGTTGCGGGTCATGGGGCCTTTGCTCACCAGCGAGGCAGTCACCAGCCCACGCGAGGCGCTAAGCTTGCCTGAACGGCGGTGATCGCTGAATGCGGCTTGCTTAACTTCATTGCCGCTCGGCTGGAATGCAGTATTCATGGTTAACGTCCTCCCAGGGCGGCGCGTAGGCAGCGCATCCCTTGCTCTGAATTCATCCGGTGAGGCATGCCCGCCGCCTCGGCGCGCTGCTGGGCGGCTTCGCGGCTGGCGCGTTCTGCCCGTTCAGCGCGGTTCAACTGGCTGTCATGGCCAATCAACGTGCGAGCCTGCAGCTGCTCGCCTGCCATTACACGGTTAACCAGAGCGGCGTACTCTTTCCGGAAACGGCGCTCCATGCGGTCGGTGCGGCTTTCGCCCCCGCCGTGGGTCAGATCCCACCAGCCAACAGCTTGCCCTGCCATGCGTACGGCTTCATGGCTCCAGCGATGCCGCCCAGGCTGGTGAGCGTTTGCGGTGACTTCGCGCCATGCCTCGGCTTCACTGGGCAGCCCCAGGTCTTCCGGTTTTGGCTGGCACATCGCGGCAAAGGCGATTGGCGTCGGTGGCCATGCCTCGTCATTGGCTCGAGCTGCGTCCTGAACCTGCTGGCGCACACGGCGCAGGCCTAACGCCAACTGCGCAGGCTGGACTTGCTGCAGCTCTGCCCACCACGCACCGGTTTCATCGAATGCGCCCCACTGGCTGACAAACTTGCTCGCGAACATCTCACCCATGGCGTTGAACAGGTTGTCGATGTCAGTGGCGGTCAGTACTGGCCCATTCGCCGTCGAACGTTCGCCCTGGCGGCTCTGGCGCTCTGCCTTCGTGGGCTGCTCGCGCTTCCTGAGCGGTGAGACGGCGTTTTGGAGTGCTGTTGCGGCGGTTTGCATGGTGGCCTCCGGCAGTGGCTACGGCGGTTTGTTGGCGTTGTTGGTTCTCAAATACCCAGCGCACGAATCGGCGTGTCCAATCGGCGTGGGTATTGGTTCGCCCTGGCTGGGCGGCGAAGTGTTCGCGGAAGTCGAGCAGCGCGGCGTGTACGTTGGCATCCGGCGCCAGCCCTCGCTGCCAGCAGGAAGCGGCATAGGTTTCCGGTTCTGGTTCCCAGTCCAGGTGCATGGCAGTTTTGCGGGGCTGGGTCAGATCGTCGGCAGCGGGTTCGCCGTCGTCGGCTTGCTGGGCGGCTTGCTCGAAAACGTTCGGCGGGGGTGCCGTTCGTCCTGGCGGCTCGTGATCTTCACGCCCGCCAGAGAGAGAGGGGGTTAGAGTCCTATTGGTAGAGTCAAGGGGTGTCACCGGTGTCACCCTCCCCCTGTCACCGGTGTCACCCTCCCCTGTCAAATTGTCACCCTCGGTGGGTGTCAGATTGTCACCCTCCTCTGAATTGCCAGATATAGAGGGGGTGTCAGATTGACACCCTACAAAAAGGCCATCGACCGCCAGAAAATAGCGGTTGCTCATCTGCCTACCGTTCTTCGCTTGGCGGCTTTCGACCATCACCAAGCCATGCTTTTCAAGCAGGTCGATAGCGCGCTGCACACTGCGCACCGAGCAGCCCATTTCAAGCGACATGGTATTGATGGACGGCCAACTGGCGTGCTGCTCATCGGCGTAGTCAGCCAGCAGCATCAGCGCCAGCCTTGCAGGGGCTTTGACGGAATCAGGGAAGGACTTGAGCGACTGACGCGCCCAGTGCATTGCGTGCAGACTCATGATGCACCCCTGTCAGCTCGTATATCTGCATCTTTCTGGCGCTGCTTGGCTTCTAAGGCATCCGCCAGCCAGCGCAGCCACACCACAGCCTCGCGTTGAGGAGTGTTGGGTGGAAACAATACATAGGGCGCCACCAAAGCAGGCTCAATCACAGGAACAGCGGCAGCGGACTTAGGATTGGCTAATCGCCCAATTAGATAACCTGTTGCTATTCCCATGACATTGCTGGCTAACAGCGGGATTAGCTCGCTCATACCCACCCCCAAAACACTGTACGCACAAACAGAGCCACAGCGCTGGCGGTGCTGTTTAGCGTGAATGCATATACTGGAATCATTACGGCGCCACCTGCATATCAGCGAACAGATCAGGGCGTAGAGTGCGGCGAGTAAGTGCACCACCAGTCGCCTCCTCTAAACGCTTAGCCATATCGGCACTAGGTTGGCGCTCATACACCAGAACTTGGCGTAGATACTCGGCAGTGGTTCCAGCGCTCAACGCGATAGATTCACGCTGAGAAACAGATAGAGACTTCCAATAGCTACGGTTCGAGCTTTCTTGTTTCGAGCTTTGGCCCATTACTGCGCCCTCTTAAGTACCAATTTGGTACATAGTAGCTCGCTTCTTATGTACCGTAAAGGGACTGTACCTATAGAGTACAGTTAGCGTTCAATATGGACATGAAAGAAATCGCTCAAATACGTCTTGAAAACGCCCGTGAGCTTGCAAAACAAGCAGGCGGAACCACGCAATTTGCTGCGAGGGTAGATCGTGAGCCCACGCAAATGAGTAGAATAATGGGCGCAAACCCTACCAAGGGCATTGGTAGCAAGATGGCGCGCCATATTGAATCGTGCTTCGGAAAGCCTTCAGGCTGGTTAGATTACGATCACAGCAACGGCATTAGCGAGGATGCTGGCGCTTATCACTCAAACACTGCGCCAGTTGCGCAGCCTATCCGCTATTTCCGCTATCCTGTCGTGTCTGCAATCCAGGCGGGACAGTTCGCTGAAAGCGTAGTGCCCTACCCATCAGGCATGGAAGATCGTCATGAGACAACCGACTATAAAGCCAAAGGCCAAGCATTTTGGTTAGAGGTAAAAGGTGACTCAATGACAGCGCCAGCGGGAGTAAAACCAAGCATTCCAGAGGGCTCTCTGGTGCTAGTTGATACAGGCATCGAAGCAGCGCCGGGTAAGCTAGTGGTGGCCCAGCTGGACGAAAGCAACGAAGCCACGTTTAAAAAACTAATTGAAGAAAGCGGGCAGAAATACCTTAAGGCCCTCAATCCTGCCTACCCGCTCATACACTGCAACGGAAACTGTAGGATTATCGGCGTTGCCGTTAAGATGCAAATGAGCCTCTAAACCTCTCAGGAATCAAGCGCCGCCTAGACAGGCGGTTTTTTTGTGTTTGCAATGTACCTAAAAAGAACACTCCCACCCTTGACTATGTACCATAAAGGTACTTAAATGGTTCTTAACAGAACACGAGCAAGGGCAAAACAATGCAAATCACAAACGGTAATTGGCAGGCAAAGATCAATCCTGTGCGCGGCAGTCTCGGCTTCACCCGTACTGAAGCCATGGACATGATGCTGCTGGCCGCAGGCAACACCTACAAAGAGATTGCCAAGGCCACCGGACGCTCACCCAAGACCGTGCGCGGCAGCATCGAAAAGGGCTATCACAAGCTGGGCGTTTACAAAGCCGCTGGCGCCGTAGCCGAGGCCATGAAACGCGGATGGATCGCCCCGCTGCTCGTCGCCCTGCTGATCAGCGGCATCAACCCCGACATGGACGCGATGCGCCACCGCCAGCCAACCCGTACCCGCACCCATAGCAGCGTCACCGCGCGGATCAGTCAGCGCCTGAATGGGAGCCTTTACGCATGAGTATTCACGAGAAAACCCTCAAGCAGCTAGTGCGCAATCAAGTGCACGAAGTGGCCAACATCGTGATGGACATGAACCTCATCCAGGGCCGTCACGTCGAGATGCGCATTTTCCCGGGCGGCGTTTCAGTCACAGAAGAACGGGACGGCTGTGAGCCTCGCTTTGCCTCTGCCTCTCTGCCCCCGTTAGCAATGCCCGAAACAGCGCTGAATAACGTGGAGAGCTTGCTTGCACGCCTTCGCGGCCATTGGCGTTGGCAAGGCGGTGCCCAATGAACCACGTCATCAGCCTCAAGTTCGTCATCAATCACTGGCGCCTGTTCGCCATGCAAGACGGCTACACCCTGCACGGCACCGTGATTTATGCCGAGACCGTCCTGGGTGGCGGCTACCTGCCCGCCTTCATCGGCAAGGAAGGCACCAAGATCATCGTCCGCATGGCCGTGCCGCTCCCCACCGAGCTAGCCGCCCGTAACGCGCTGCGCAATGTGCTGTGGGGTGCTCACGTAGAACAGCGCATCAACCTACACGCCAATCCCGCATTAGCCGCACAGGAGCTAGCCGCATGAGCACACAAGCCACCAAATTCGTATGGGCGGGAGCCCTGGTTATCGCGCTGCTCGTGATGGGCCAGCTTGACCAGGGCGAAGCACGAGAGCAAGCCGACTGGCTGACCACCTACTGCACCGATGCGGCGGTATGGGCAGCCGAAGAAGCCCGCGGCGTGCCGCTAGAGCTACGCACCGGCCAGCCCGACTACAAGGGCATTGCAGCAGACAGTTGCCCGGGTATGCGCCCAGCAGGGCCAGCGCTGCCGCAATCCAACTACCAGATTGTTCAGCATTAGGAGCCACACATGGCCACCGTAAACGTTGATGTAGAAGTTGATCTCGATGATTTCGACACCGAAGACCTTCTTGATGAGCTGAAAAGCCGTGGTAGCAACGCCTCAGGCGTAGGACTTGTTGAAGGGTATGACCCTGTAAGCGGGAAAGGCACGGCAGAGCTAGCAGATGCACTGTTTGAAGCGCGCAGGAACGGCAACGACGAACGCGCTTTAGAGCTAGTTGATCGCCTCATTTACGCCGCTTTAGGCCGAATCATCTAGGGAATCACATGATTGACCAAGCCGCATTCGACCGAATTTTCAAACAGCCAGCGCCAGCTAAGGGCTCTGACCAGAACAAGCAAGGAGACAAATAAATGTCAGCTAACGAGCAGTTTGCAGAAATGTTTAAGCCAGCAACGCAGGCCACTGGCGATGAAGAAATGATGCGCGTCGTACTCCGTGCCCAGGAATACCACCAGCAAGTGCGCGACCAGATCGAAGGCATCATTGCCATGAAGGATAAGGGTATTCGCCTGGGTGAAGAAAGCCAGTTTGAAGCGGGTAGCGATCTACACAAGGGCTTTTTAACGGGCCTGCAAATTGCCCTGCACTTGATGGGCGAATTCCCGATCAAGGTTGAGGAAGCCTGCGACGCAGAAGAGGACGCCTAACATGTGGTTCAAAAACCTAACCCTCTACCGCCTGCATGCTGTCGTTGAAGTCAGTGCCGAACAGATAGCCGAGCAAATGGCGTGCTACGCCGCCAAGCCCCTGGGCAATGCCGACGCCCGCCGTATTGGCTGGGCAGCGCCAGCGGGTCGCCTGGGTGGCGGGCAGTTGATTCATGAGATCCAAGGCCACCGCTTGATAAGCGCCCTACGCCAAGAGCGCCTGCTTCCCGCCTCAGTCGTGAAAGAGGAAGTCGACGAGCAAGTAGCCGAGATCGAAGCCAGCGAGGGCCGCAAGGTCACACGCAAAGAGAAAACGGCACTCAAAGAACAGGTCACCGAGAACTTGCTCCCTCGCGCTTTCGTGCGCAGCCAGAAGATAGACCTTTGGTGGGACACCGAGCGCCAGCTGATCGGCGTCAACACCAGCAGCCGCGCACGCGCTGAGGACGTACTCGACCTGCTGCGTGAAACGCTGGGCAGCCTAAAGGTCACACCGCTATCCACGCAAACGCTGCCCATCCGCGCCATGACCACATGGGTAGACGATGCAGCCAGCCGCCCTGCCGATCTCCAGCTAGGCGACAACGTAGAGCTGAAAGCGAAAGGCGATGACGGCGTGGTACGCGCACGCCAGGTGGATCTCGACAGCGACGAAATGCAGCAGCTGCTCGAAAGCGGGCGCCAAGCCAGCAAGCTAGCGCTGAGTATCGAGGGGCAGCTTTCCTTCATCCTGCATGACGATCTAGCGCTTAAGTCGATTCGCTTTGGTGATGCCCTCATCGAGGAAGCCGACCACACAGACGATGGCGACGACGCTCTAGCCCGCTTTGAAACCGACTTCATCCTAATGGCGGGCAGTTTGCGCACCAATGTGGAGCGGCTAGTGGAATGGCTGGGCGGCGAGACTCAGCGGGAGCCAACCAGCAATGCATGACCCCATCATGACAACCGACCCACACACGGGCGAGCAGATCGAGCTAAACAGGCTTGCTCAGCGCTACCAGCTGCCCAAGGGCACCGTTTACAGCCGCCACCTCGCGGGCAAGCGAGGCATGGATCTCATTGCCCACCAAAAGCGCGGCAGCGTCAGCGACGCCGTTCGCGAACGCCAAGAGCAAGAGGCCCGTGCTAGCTACATCGAGCAGGCCAAACGCTCACCGCTAGCGCGCCCGCTGAACCATATTGCCGACGCCGGGAAAATGATCGGAGGTGAGCAGCATGCCTAACCCATCCATCGACCCCGAAAAGCTCCTGGAGCTATGCCGCCAACGCCAGAACGATGGCGGCGTCACCCTCACCTGGCCTAGCATGCTGCAGATCGTTGAGCAGCTACGCCTAAGCAATGCCCTGGTAGCCAAGCTGGAGGCAATCGACAGCAAGCGCCAGCTGCACGCCCACCAAAAGTGGGCAGAGGCTAATGTCGCGCTGGATAAGTACAAGGAGGGCTGCCAGTGAGCAACCAACGCCCAAGCACAGAGCCCTTCATGTATTCGCCCAAAGCCTGCGTGAGCTGCCTGCAATACCAGCACCTTGGCTTTGATGAAGACAAGCACTGCCCGTTTCAGCAGCGTTCGTCGTTACAACAAAAGCCAAGCCGCACGCCTTACGGCCGGTGCGATCGCCATGGTGTGCAGGTGTTTGCTACCCAGATTTGCAACGCCCACGCGCCAGATCCACACATTGAGTGCTTTGACGTTATCAATCGGCCAGAGCCACGGGTAGCGATTCAGGAGGGCATGGCGATATGAGCAACCTAAACCTCTTCGGCCATGAGCTCGTCGTTGATAATTTCGCTGGCGGGGGTGGCGCAAGTGAAGGCATCGAGCAGGCGCTAGGCCGCTCCGTTGATCTCGCAATTAACCACGACGCCACCGCAATCGCCGTGCACACCGCCAACCACCCAGGCAGCGAGCATTCAGTCGCGGACGTATGGGACGTAGACCCCGAGCAAGCCACTAACGGCATGCCCGTTGGGCTGGCATGGTTTAGCCCTGACTGCCGCCACCACAGCAAGGCCAAAGGCGGGCGCCCTGTATCAAAAAGCGTGCGCGGGCTGGCGTGGGTAGCCGCTCGCTGGGCGGCGAAAGTAAAGCCGCGGGTGATCGTTCTGGAGAACGTCGAGGAGTTTCAAGACTGGGGCCCATTGATTAAAGGTGCAGACGGGAAGGTGCGCCCTGACCCCGCACGCAAGGGCCAGACCTTCCGTGGATTCGTGAGCTGCTTAAAGCGCCATGGCTACCAGGTAGACTGGCGACTGCTGCGCGCCTGCGACTATGGCGCGCCAACCATCCGTAAGCGGCTGTTTCTTATCGCTCGCCGTGACGGCCTGCCGATCACCTGGCCGAAGCCAACGCACGCCGACCCGAAAACGCCCGCCGTCCAGCGTGGCAAGCTCAAGGCGTGGCGCAGCGCCGCTGAATGTATTGATTGGTCGCTGCCCTGCCCCTCGATTTTCGACCGTAAAAAGCCGCTGGCCACTGCCACGCTAAACCGGATCGCCAAGGGCGTGATGCGCTATGTCGTGAACCACCAGCAGCCGTTTATCGTGAAGCTGAACCACACGGCAGACTATTACACGCCCTTCCGTGGTCAGTCGCTGCTGCAGCCGCTGCAAACGATCACCACCTCACCTGGCTATGCTCTGGTGACACCGTTCGTTACCGAGTGCGCGAACGCCAGCAGCCAGCGCAACATGCCTGCCGATGAACCGCTACGCACGCAGTGCGCCCAGGTGAAAGGCGGGCACTTCGCCTTGGTATCGGCGTTCCTCGCCAAGCACTACACCGGCGTCGTCGGTGCCGATCTGCGCGACCCACTACCAACGGTCACCACCACAGACCATAACGCAGTGGTCAGCGCCTTCATGATCAATATGAAAGGAAGCCACCGCAGCGCTATCGATGCACGGTCACCGCTCAACACCATTTGCGCCAGCACCACACACGCCTACCTAACGGCGGCATTCCTGGCGCCCTACTACGGCAGTGGTTCCGGCGAGACTGGCCGCGACCTGCGCCAGCCTGCGCCTACGATCACTACTAAAGACCGCTTCCAGTTGGTCACCGTCACTATCGATGGCGAGACATACATAGTCGTAGACATTGGCATGCGCATGCTTCAGCCGCATGAGCTTTCTAAGGCTACCGGCTTCCCTAAGCACTACCAGTTCGCCCACATCGACGGCAAGCCGCTAGCCAAGCACAAACAAGTCCGGCTGATCGGTAACAGCGTATGTCCACCCCTTGCCCGGGCAATTGTAGAAGCCAACTTCACACACGAACAGCGGTTCATGCCGCTAAGCGAGGTCGCGTAATGTACGGCACTGATAAAGACAGCGTGGTAGTAAATGGCCTTCTCCAATGCCTAGTGAATATTGGGAATGAAGTAGGCGTGTCACCAGAGGAACAGCTGAACGGGTCACTTGAGATCATCGCGGCTATCCGCAAGCTGAAAGGTGAGCGTGATGCATTGACGGCACATGTTAAGCGACTAACCAAAGCGGCCGATGCACTTACTTTTGGTCTGGTTCATGACAGCGATCCAGCATGGAAACCAAGCGAAGTCACGGAAAGCGCCTTTAGCGATGTGATGGATGCTACTTCATCAACTCCGGAAGCCAGTTGTTTGCACCGCGACCTTCTAAATCAGTCGGAAGGAATGAGAAAAGCCGCGCGGATCATAGAGCAGAAAGCTAATGCTTACGACGAAGAGCACGGCTCAACAGACCCCACAACGGGAACGCGTGAATACCCAGGCAATGGCGATGAGTATTACAACGAGCTTATGGAATTATCAGATGAACTTCGCCAGCAAGCCGACGGGGGTGCCTGATGAGCATTGAAATCAATGAACTGGAAAACGGCGGCAGCATCACGGTCGCGACCAAAGGCCATGTAGATCCTCAAAAGTTTGTTGAGGCATACGGGGCACGCTCTGGCGACCCTAAGGATGACTGGCCAAGCATTGAAGAGGTGCACCACGTCTATATGCGCAAGACGCCCCGGGATGGTTACGAATCCTGGTGGACGCAGTGTGAAAAGGGTCGAGGCGCATTTCCGGCAACGATCATGGGGCCTTTCTGATGACCCAGCAACCCACCCACACTCATAGAGAAGCCGGCGGGAAGTTTCACGAGATAGCCCAGCACCAGGGCACCGGCCCGCTTGAAGGCCAGTGGCTGGTCATCTTCCTCGACTTAATAGACGGCATTCAAAGCGCTACTACCCAAGCTGACTGGGTGCAGAACTGGCGGGAGATCGCCCCGGATGATTGCACCGTCTGCATGGGCACTGGATTCGACCACATCAAGAACAACAAGGAAATGCCCTGCGGTGGCTGCTACGGCCTGGGCAAAGTGTTGGAAACGGGCGAAGCCCCAAAGGAAATGTGGGAACTCGCCACGGTGGCCACCACGATCATCACGCGCCAAGAACATGAACTGCGCAGCCTTCGGCGCATCGCTCAAAACCCAGCGGTGCAAGCGCTCATCGAGCAGCAGCGCCAGCACGCGATAGACGAAAGCACCGCCCGCCAGGAACAGGAATGGCGTAGAGGCAAAGGCCACGGCCCGCACGGCCAGCGGCATACGGGAGACTGATGACATGGCAAAACTACTATCGATGAAGGCAGTGAGCGAGCGTGTCGGCTACAGCGAAAGCAAACTGTACGCGATGATACGTGAAGGGGAATTCCCGCCAGGGCGTAAGCTGGCCACAGGCGGTGTGCGGTGGCTGGAGTCTGACGTGGATGAGTGGATTATGCACGCATACGAGCAGGCACCAGAGGCGCGGCTGCGCCTTGCATGA